TCGACGTAAACTCTTGATGTGGGCGACCCTATGTAGACGCCGTTGCTAACGTCCGTGGTATTAAAAGTGATTGCGTAAGGCGTATTGATAGCAGCGGGCGTGTGGGTCGTACTATCAGAGAACTGACCGTATCTTGACCGCTTAAACTCTCTTGGCGGCGGCGTTACTTGTAGGGCTTGAATCTGCCTTTGTAGTTGCGCGATCTCGTTGATCAAGTGCTCAGGTTGTGTTTCTAACTTCTGACGCAACTCATTAATTTGTTGCTGTAACGAGCCAAGCTCACTAGGCGGCTGCGTATGCACGTCTTGGGCAAGCGCCTGAAGCGCAGCGTCATAAGACGCCATAAGAGACTCTAAACCTAAGCTAGCAATCCCGTCATTAACTGCCGTATCCGATACGCGGTACAACGATAGAAAGAACTGATACCAGGCGCGGTCGATCAGACCTGTGCGTGCGTCAAAGAACGGCACACGCGGTGGCGTGATCGGTGTCGGCGTGGCGCTAGGATTAGGCATTGGTAGGGCTGATCAAAAGTTCTGCGCCCATAAGCGCTGTCTTCACAGGATCAGTCATGGATAGTTCGTATACGCGATCGCGCAACTGGAGCGTCATGCCGAGCCTACGGAACCATACGCGGCGGTAATATTCACCAATCTTGCCAATTGACGCAGTGCGGTAATTTGACCACGTATGCCCACCATCATCCGACCAGCGCAGCATGACCTCTGGGTCAGCGCCTTGTACGCCGTCCATCTCTTCATCAATAAAATAAACACCGTTTTCAGTTATTAAAAAATATTCATTAGGCTCAATGATGTCGGTGGTAATGTATATGGAGTCTATAGATGTGTCTTCGTCGATGATGGAGTCGCCGCCTTCAGACAGCAGAAAATAGTTGTTAACCTCCACGACATCCGTGGTCAGATACATGTCTTGCAAAGGAACACCGTTTAGGCCGACACCCGACTCGATGTCGATCTGCATGGAGTGCTGCGCGGTGCGTTTAAGATTGTTTTGGCCTGTTGGCAGCGCTCGCCACGACCTCAGCCACTTCTGCGTCTGGCCGTTATCAGCGTAAGTGTTTAAATCAAGTGCGTAAATGTTGCCATTTTCATAATCGCCAACAATAATCTTAGCGTTAAACGCCATCTGACAGTTACTACGATGCCGAGTAAACGCGCCATTACTCCAACCAGCTCGTTCATGCCATGCGCCTGTTGCAACATCGTAGACCCATGTTGCGTTGGCGCTGGGGAAGGTTAAGACGTAAAAGCTATGGCCGTCTTGCTGATAGGTGTACGCGATAGCATCTGTTAAGTTGCCGTACTGCTGGATTTGCCACTCGACAGCGTGCGTGCTGATGCGCTGGCCGGTGTAGCCATTAGCGCGGTAGACAATACCTTGCCCGCGAGCATCTGCACCCAACCAAAACAAACCGTTGTCCATCTTGGCGATGGTGTACGCAGAGATACAACCAATTTCGTTGAACGCGCCTTGAATACGCTGAAGCGGAAAGTCTGATGATCCTGTGTCGTACCAAACTTCAATAGTGCCTGTTCCGTAGACCCACACTTCTCGATGGTCAACAATAAGCCCCACTACGCCATCGGGCGATCCCTCGGCGCTGGCAAAATCAAGCGGATCGATCGACGTACCATCAAGTAGTTGCGTGACCCAAATGCGTTGGCTGTTAGGCTCGTTAAAAACAAAGTAGCCGTCAAGATAGCCGACCGTCACTGCGCCAGGAAAATCTACATCTAAAATCTGCGCGAATGTGTTGGTAAGGTTGTTGTAGATGTAACTTGGGCCATTAGCCGCTATGAATAGCTGCGTCCCGTTATCTGCCATGCTAACAGGGCCAGTGCTTGCAATAGCACCTAATAGCGTGGCGGTGTAGCTCGTGTTGATCTTGTACAGGCTGTTACCTGAAACAACAAACGCGGTACTGTTATCAGAAGAAAAAGTCCATAGCCCACGAATAGGGCCGTTGCCGATTGTTGCTAGTTTCAGTAGGCCAGGACAACGCTGAAGAAACGCGGGTTCTTTGCCGCCCTCCGGCACAACTTCGGGAAACAAATTGACCATTCTTGCATCGGCTGCGTTGACTGACCGTGCAACGTAAGACGAGCCTAGAATCGGCGTTTTCATCAGAAATTGTTAGCGTAGATATTATATCGTTGACGCGTCGCAACAATCGGGTATGGAATCGCCATAAGATCGCCAGGAAAGTTGATGCGCTTAAGATTACGTTTGCTTGTCATAGCAATACGCTGTACTTGCGGCGACGGCTCAACGCCAAACTCCGGCGCTAATTCACAGGCTAAGTTGTATCGAAATGCACGTAAATAGCCAGGCGGGAAATACATATCTGTAGCAACGTTTGACACTTCAGTCAAAGTTTCAACAGAAATAATGTGCCATTCCAGCGCTTTGATAGGCACTGGATAGACGGTCAATTCAATATCTGGAAACGTGTTATTAATCCACATGACTTGTGGGTACGTTGATGTCACCGTCTTAAAGGCAATACCGTCGTACTGCTGCTGGTTGATCAACTTAATACCGAATGATAGCCCTGACGATGGGTCTTTAAAATACGTTGCGTCGTCCACTTCAATAGGACGGTTGCCTACAAAGTTACCTGTTGGCCCTAACGTGCGTGAGATAACGTTGGCGGGCCAAGTAAATACTTGATCCTGCGTACTGAATACTGATAGGCGCTCGGTATCCCAAGACTGGATCATCTGGTTAATAGCCATGATTGAGTCTTGCATGACTGCCGCAGAAGGTGTCTCACCCTCCGCTAGTACACCTAAAAGTCTAAGAGAACCATCAATAATTTCAGCAGCGGTCGTCATACCTCAGTCTCCTGAATCCTACGGCTGCGGCGACGAGGTTGAAGTTCGTTAACAGGCTCGATGTCGTCCGACGCAGACTCAACGTTTACCTTGTTAGGATCGTAATCTTCCCAACCATTTTCTCTGTCACGGTCAGCTTCCATGTCAGATATCGCAACTTTAGCACCATGCGTAGGGTGGTGGAGATAGATGACAGCCATAATTTAATCGGGGGCCGAAGCCCCCTTCGATCCTTTAGATTTACGACGCCATCACAACCCAATCGGTGCCATCACAAACCAACATCGCCCAAGCGCCAGCCGTTGCAGCAAGAATTGCTGTGCCTGCGGTGCCAGAGTTAATAGGTTTGACGTTTGACGACGCCGAAATGACCGTGTAGGTAGCCGACAGGTTCTTGATCCC